CGGATGTTTTTGTACCTGAGTGACGTGTAGGAGCTTCGTTAAAGAGAGCTTCTGCTTTGTTTGTTGCTCCACCTTCAAAACGTGATTTCATCGCAAAGATGAGACCAGTTGGACCTGACATTGGCTGAACGCCAGCAACATCATACGCCATTAGGTTTGGCATCGCACGTCGTACGAGTGAGATTAATACAGGATCCCATGTTCCGATGGAACCTGTGTTAGCACCAGCTGGTGCAGCTTCTGTTAAGAAGTTATTCTGAGAACGTTCTTCACGAAGAGCGACCTCTTGGTTTTCTAGAATCGCAGCTGTTACACTACGTCTATGAGCATCTTTGATAGTACCGGCAGATTCTTCATTAAGTACTGGTGCCCACTTTTCGACTAATTTGTCATAAGATTGCATTTGTTTGGACTCCCAAATTTATGTTTGCGCCGACTTGCGGATCGCGGTGAGGTATTGTGCCATTGGGCCAGTTGTTTCAACGATGTTACCATCGTCATCTTCAACTGCGTCTTCTATTACAGACTCAACGGCGTCTTTCTTGAAATATGATTCTTTGACTGTTTTTACTTTTTCTGCAAAAGTATCTTCATCTTCAAAGGTAATATCTCCGACCAACTTCGCAAGTTTTTCAACTTGTGTTTCTGCCAAATCTTTTGAAGCTTCACGAATTACTTCGTGTCGTTTCATTTCTTCTAATTCTTCAGCAGTTTCGATGGCTTTTGCCATAGAGTTATTTAGAGCTTCTTCTAGCTCCTCAACCTCTGCGGCTAATTCGTCAACTAGGTCGACTTTAGATTCTGGAACATCAATGTAAGATTCTGTAAACAGATCTTTCAATGAATTCATAAACTTCTCAGAAATCTCGGTACGTAGACCGGTTTCTACTGCAAGTTTATTTTCTTCCATCCAATTCTCAACAACATAGTTGAGGTAGCTGTCAACTTTCTCGACCATATCTGCTTTAGTAGCTGATACTTCTTCTTCGAGTTCAGTTGCATAGTTTTCTTCTAAACGATCGATTTCTTCCGATAGTTTAGATTTGATAGCTGCTTCAAAAATTACGGCTGTTTTAGCTTTAAACTCTTCGGAAAGAGTAGCTTCAGACTCGATTAATGCGTCTAGATCTTGAGAAAAGTCAGCCTGATATTCAACGATTGGTTGATCACCAGCATCTACCTCTTCTAACACAGTTTCTCCCATAACTTTACGGAACATCCCTGCAAGTTCTTCTTTTTTCATTTTACTTGCATGGTTGTACATTGCACTAATCATACCAGCTTTAGTTCCTGGCAACTTTTGCATTGGTTCAGATTTTCCGCCTTTGCCACCTGGCTCTTTTGCGGTTTTACCTTTACCTTCAGCACCCTTTACAGAAGCAACGGATTGCGCCTCTGCATTTTTGGGATCGTGAGCTTCTTCGATTTCGATCTCGTCCTCGAGCTCAACTTCCTGATTTTCGACTTGATCAGTCATGTCGTTCTCCTTAATAAGATTTAGTTTTCAGTAACGAGAGGAAATTCTTAAACTCACGAGTCTGAACTCCGTAGAGATCAGCGCGTGGAGCCTTCTTAATTTCAGTCTCCATTTTTTCAATTTCTTGAGCTTCAATGATGCCGTTATTCCAGACCCAGTCAACGCCTTCCATAATTCCATTAACAAAAGCTCCGGGAGCTGATGGATCTTGTACGATGTCAATCGTATTAAGCATAAAGTCATCTTTGACATACATGGCATCGCCACGTCTCTCAAGGCTACCCATACCACGAGTTGAGACACCTAGTTGCACACCACCTTCAAGTAAGCCTTTAACGACTTCACCCATTGGAGTGCCCAATATAGTTGCCTTACCCATCACATTATTGTCCTCAACTTTGAGTTCAGTTATGAGATGGGAAACTTTGTCCAAGTTGACAGTAGGACCTTCGGGATGATTTAATTCACCCACGGCCCGTTTAGTTGCAACTTGTTCTTTGGCGTATTTTTTTACTGCATTTTCCATAATCATTTTTGGATAAATACGACCATTTCTATTCTTTTGTTCAGATTGCGCGAATACGCCTTCGATAGTATAATTTTTACTACCGTCATCCTTGGCTTCTACCAAGCATTGAATATTTTGTTCTGTGTATTCAGCAATAAGCTTCATTAATCTACTTCCCTAACGAATTGCATGATCATCTTTTGTGCATGCGCTTTCGTGTCATAAGTGTCTAATTTCTCACCGTCTACATATGCTTCAAATTTTTCATACCTCTGTATGATTTCTAATTTAAAACCCATATATTTTCTTTTATATACTGTCCGTTCTTTTTTTACGGCTTCTCTAAGATTCTTCAGTGTCTTCATCGGAGTCGTCTGTATCATCGTCGTCGTCAACATCTACGTCATCCTCTTCAGACTCATCATCTTCTAAATCTAGTTCTAGTTGTTCTTCATCTTCTTCAGATTCCATTCCATTATATATTTGACTAGATACTCTAATTTTTTCTTGTTCTAAAGTATCAGCAAGCTTTTGATTCATAATATCTACAAATGTAGTATTAGCCGATGCGTAATCTTTATCAGCAGCTTGTTGTATCAATTGTTCAATGTTTTCCATAATATCTCCGTTTCCTATTATTTATAACAAAACTATTCTTCATTGGGAATGTTTTGTTGATCAGTTTCATTATCAGTTGGTTGCTCTTCATCAGATTGTTGTGCAACTTGTTTAATATCGTCGTCGTTAAACATCAATACGTTTTTCATAACCCATTCTTTTGAGAAGTAGTCGCCCACATATTGACTTACTTGGTCAAGAGTTTGTAATCTCTCTCTTAATAGTTCGGCATCTTTTAACTCTGTAAAATGGTTATCTCTTGCATAATCGACAACTAGATTATTCTTCCATTCATTCCAATCTTCTTCAGTAATTAAACCTTTCATCACAAGTTGTTTCTTTAGAATTTCTAAGAACAACATTGAGAAACGTTTACGAAGTCTGTCAATAAACTTCTGAAATTTTAATTCATCTCTACTTATCTCTGTAGATCGACCTAAACTAAACTGTGCTTCTTGTTCTAATCTGTTTATAGGTACATTGAGTGAACGGTACAAACGTTTTTGGAAGTAAATGATATCGTCGATTTGTCCCAGGTTTTCGCCGCCTGGTAAGGTAGAGATCTCAGTTCCCCGACCACCTTCTCGCCGCGGTAACCAAAAATCTTCAAGCATCGACATATGTTTGCGATCATCTCTTATTTGTCCTGTGTCTGCGTCATATACAAGTTTATTTCGATAACGAGCCATAATGTCTTTCATATATTGCTCGGATTTACCACGTGGTAAGTTACCTACGTCAATATAGAAAATTCGCCTCTCAGGCGCCCGTGCAAGCCTGTAGATAACCAGTGAGTCTTCCATCATTCGAAGCTGGTTAATTGGCTTCAGAGCTTTATGTAAATGTGATACAACTTTCTTTCTATCAGCTGAGAGAAGTCCGGATGTTACATAACTTACTGAATCAAACGATAGTTTTACACCTGATGACTGTTGTCCAGGTTTTTCTTGATAAATGTAATATTCATCAACCGATTCGACTAAGTTAGCCCCACTAACTGGATCTTTCTTTTTCTTTACTTGTTTTACTTTACGAATCTTTGCAGAGTCAATAGGTCTAATTTCCTGAATACCTGCTTTAATATTAGATTCATTTACAACAAGGTGATGATATAAACGGCCATCAATATACCAACGTTTAAACATGTCGTGGCCATTATTTGTAAAGTCCAACATAGATAAGACGTTATCGAACTCTTCTGTAATTCCTTTTTTAATCTGATCTGATACTTCAACTTTATCAAGAATAATTGAGACTGGTGCTTCATCTTCTGAAGCAGAAACAGATTCATTAATAATATCTTCTATAGCAGCATCAACCTCTGGGTGTGTTGATACTCCACGGTATTTCATTATCATTTGATGATTGTCTTTAGAATCATCGCCATCAATATTAATATACTGACCATAATGAGAACCAGAAGCAGTAACGTATCCTGCACCATCGTCATCTTGACGAGGTACAATAGATTGTAACTTCTTGTCTTCTTCTTTTTTATTTGCTCTTCGAATTTCGAAGCCAAATATTTTTAATGCATTATTGTCGGCCATATTTTATCCTAATAGAATATAGAGGGGCATTGCTGCCCCTCTTTCTAATTTTCAATTATGTGGTAGTATTGGATGTCCAATACTGGTACGTAAATTCTACTGTAAATTCTTCAATCTGATCATTAGCATCATATGCAAGATCAATTGGAGAAATTGCTGTCGGGAAGGCAGCCACAAATTTATACGTTTTAAGAATCGACTCGTCTTTATCTAGCTGATCAACTGTTAAGTCTGCTTGATAATCTGTCGGATTCACTAAACCAGTATTAAGTGAATGGGCGTTAATGCCATTCATCCAACGTTCCATTGAGTTTCGAATCGTGAAGTTTGTATCGTTAATGATAGTAGTTGTCCATGGTTCGAAAACACGATCGCCTGCCATTTGTAACTGGCGACCACGGAATGCAACAGGCATTGCTGGTACGGTTGAAGCAGGAAGTTGACCTGTTCTACACATGAATGATGTTAATTCAACATCACCCTCAGCATACGCTGGAAATCCTAATGTTACCTTAAATAGGTTGGGGCGAGCACCGCCACCAGCCAGTTTTGCTTTAAAATCGTCTACACCTAAAATAGCCATTTTTTACCTCCTTACACCCCTGCGATTTCTGCGAAATCAACACCGGTACGTACGGCAACAAAGTTAAGAGTAACAAAGTTGATCGAACGTGCAGGTTTGACTAGGACCGTAGCGACAAATTCATTTCTATCTATAACTGCACCCGTGTTGTTTGTTTCGTCACAAACCACTCGGAAGTCTGTTATACCACGACGACCTTTGATGTCTCTTAAGAATGGCTCTACAACTCCAACGAATTCTGCTCTTGTGAACTCATCGTTGAATTCGAACATTACGTTTCGAGCTGCAATCGCGATTGCTCTTTCGATAGTCAAGAACAAACGACGTACGTTAATACGGTCGAATGCAGAAGGTCC